TAAGTGGACATAGTTAGAGTAATAAAAAGCAAAGATTACACTACTATTTGTAATCGTATTTTTAAGGATAGAAGGTTGTCTTTAAAGGCAAAAGGCTTGTTAGCTATGTTACTCAGTTTTAGTGATTCTTGGAATTTATCAATTAAAGGTTTAATAGCTATATTAAAAGAAGGAGAAACTGCAATAAGATCAACAATGAATGAATTAATTGAATTTGGCTATGTTGATAGAGAAAGAGTAAAAAATGACAAAGGTGTTATTGTAGGCATAAATTATACTGTTTTTGAATCGCCAAAACTACAAAACCCACGTTTAGGTTTTCCAAACATGGATAATCAAGTACAAGTAAATAATAATATAATAAATAATCAATTTAATAAAGATAACAGTAAAAATCAATTTTTTAATGAGGTTATGGCTTTTGATAATTACTCAAAAGAAATGCTTACTGATTTTTTTGAATACTGGAGTGAGCCAACAAAAAGAGGTGTTTTAAAAAAAGATACAATGAAAACATGGTCAACATCCAGAAGATTAAAAACATGGGCGAAAAACGAATCTAAATGGGCTTTACAAAGTGTTGGAATTAGCAAAGTAGATAAACATTTGCAAACACATAATGAGGCAATGGAAATTTTAAAACAAATACAAGAAAATGATAAAAAAAATAAGTGAAGCTGAATTAACAAAAATGTGTGTTGAATTATTATCAAAAACATATCTTGATCTTGGTCAGCATAATATAGATGCAAAAACTAAAGTTTTAATGGCTCAGAGTTTAGCCTTAGATTTAAAAAGAAGTTTTCCAACGTTATCATTTAGAGATGTTAAGGAGGCTTTCTGGAATGGAGTAAGAAATACTGAGGATTTTAACATTAATGCAAAAACTTATTATAAATGGCTTAAATTATGGCGGAGCATAATTTGGAACAATGAAGGTGTTGCAGACCACCAAAAAGATAAAAGATTAAATTACAGACAAGAAACTAAATTAATAACTAATAAATAATAAAAATGAACAAAATATCAGCAACTGAATTAACCGCTTTACAAGAAAATGTAAGTAAGCTAAATCAAGTACACATTGAACTTGGTAGGCTTGAAAATCAAAAGCACAAAATATTACATCAAATAAATGAAATAGAATCTTTATTTGATGAATTACAAAAAGATTTAGAGGAAAAGTATGGAAAAGTAAATATTAACATTGAAAATGGTGAATTTACATTAATTGAGGAAAATGATGAAAAAAATGATGACATAACCTTAATTAAAGAAAATGAGGTTGTTGAATTGTTAAATGTTTCTAAAGTTACTTTAAACAGTTGGAGGAAAAATAATATATTAAAAGAGAATGTTCATTATTTTAGAATAGGTAGATCAATAAGATATAAAAAAGAAGAGTTATTAAATTTTTCTAATGATGAATGATAATAATGACAAATTGATTGCTGAGGACTGGTGGCTAAAGCCTTCTTTGTTACCTACAAGCGTTTGGAGTTACGACAAAGGCACAAATGGAGGTTACATTGCTGATTACAAAAGTGTTGGTCAAGATATTAGATTAATAGGCACTAAAAATCAAATAAAAGAATGGCACAAAAAAACTGGTGTTGAAATAAAAGATATTTGGTCAACTGAATTAACAGAACAGCATAAAGAGCTATATGAAAGAAACTGCAAAAAACTTGTAGTAATAAGATTAGGATAATGAAAACAATAATTAAAATACTAATATCAATATTAATAAGCCCATTAATGATTATATTATTAATTGGAGCAATAACAATAGCAACACATGAAACACTTTGGAACAGTAAAAAAGGGGAAATTGACATTGAATAATAAACAGCTGTTCAATGACCAGTTACAACAATATGAAGGGAAAGAGGTTGTAATAAAAATAGTTGAAAGAAATAATAATAGAACTAAAGATCAAAATAGTTTGTTTTGGAAATGGGTTGATATTATTAGCAAAGAAACTGGTTACACTAAAGAAGAAACAAAGGAGCTTATATCTTATAAGTTTTTAAGAAGAGAAAGACAAAATGAGGAAGGCGTAACTGAGGTATATTTAAAAGGTACATCAACACTAACAAAAAAAGAGTTTAATGATTTAATGAATAACATTAGTTATTGGAGTACAACTACATTAGATTTAACATTGCCAACTTATGATTAATATAACTAATGAAGACAACATGGATTTAATGTCAAGATATGAAGATAATTACTTTGACTTAGCAATAGTTGATCCTCCTTATGGAATTGGAGCTGGTAGTAAAAAATTTATTAATAGAAATACCTCCAATAAAAAAGCCGAAAAATTTTATAGAGATAATGACTGGGATATAGTACCAAGTAAAAAATACTTTGACGAATTAAAAAGAATAAGTAAAAAATATATTATTTGGGGTGGCAATTATTTTACTAATTTATTAAAACCTTCAAGATGTTTTATTGTTTGGGATAAAAAAACAGGTGATAATAGTTATGCAGATTGTGAGTTAGCACTAACAAATATTAATAGTAATGCTAAAATATATACACAATTTTGGTTAGGCGCCCATGCAAATAATGGAACTCCAAGAATACATCCAACTGAAAAACCAATTAGGCTTTACGAATGGTTACTAATGAACTATGCAAAAAAAGGAGATAAAATATTAGATACACATCTTGGAAGTGGAAGTATTGCAATAGCTTGTCACAATTTAGGATTTGATTTAACAGCTTGTGAACTTGACAAAGAGTATTATGAAGCCGCAATGAAACGAATTAAAGAACATCAATCTCAATTAAGGTTAATATGAATGAAACTGATTTACAAACACATGTTGTTAATTACATAAGAATGCAATATCCAAAGGCTAGGTTTTGTGCAAGTTTAGGTGGGATTAGAACATCTATAAGTCAAGCAAGAAAAGCTAAGAAAACTGGCTATTGGGCTGGATTCCCAGATTTACAAATAACAGAGCCTAATCACAATTATCATGGATTATTTATTGAGATTAAAACAGAAACTGGTAGAGCTACTAAATCACAAAAGGAATGGATAAAAGCATTGAATGATAGAGGCTATAAGGCTGTAATATGTAAAGGCTTTGAGGAGTGCAAAAATGAAATAGATAAATATTTAAAGTGAGCAAGAAACAAGATAAAATAAAAAGGCAACTTAATAAAATATATCATGAGATATTATTAGAACGCAATAGTTGCTCTGGCTGTGGTAAGCATGGCAATGCTGTTCCTCTTAGTTTTTCTCACATAATACCTAGATCAAGAAGAGGTGATTTAGTAACTGATAGAAACAATATAACATTGCATTGTTTATCAATGGGCGAAAGAACTGGTTGCCATACATTATGGGAGTCAGCAAAAGATAGGCATAAACTTTTAGATTATTTTAGTAACTTAGCATATATTAAAGAAGTTGATCTAGAATACTATTATATAATAACAGAACTAAATGTCTAAAGAATATGAAATAACTTATTGCACCGCTGAATGCTTAGAGCAAACAATAAATATATTAAAAGAAATAAGTAAAGAGTATGAATGGGAAAATGAACAAGAATATATAAAAACAATCTATATGCTTTCAACATTAGGCTATGTAATTAGCAATGATGAATATAAAGATGAAATGGTTTTGTTTTTTAAAATACTTGGAAAGAAGTTGAAAGAAAGTGAATTAATAATAAAAGAAGCTAAATACTATGCCAACGTTACCTAAAGCTAGAAAAAGAAGCTGGATTAAAACAATGCCTAAACATACTAGGCAACATGACAATTCAGCATTCTATCATTCTAAAGCATGGCGAATGACTAGAAAGTTTTATATAAAAGATAATCCATTGTGTGAGATGTGTAAACGTAAAGGTGAAACTACTGCGGCTCAAATGGTTGATCATATCAAACCAATATCAACTGGAGGAATGTTATTAGATACATCTAACTTGCAAAGCCTATGCAATAAATGTCACGCAAAAAAATCTGGTTACGAAGGCATAGAGTATAGAAAAGGAATAAAAAATTATGAGCGAAAAAAGTAAACACTGGTTTGAATATGATAGGAATTTGCCTATTGACAAAACACCTCACTATTATAAAGGAATGGTCTATGGGTACAAAGCCTTTGACATCATTGAGGATTACAAATTAAATTATAATTGTGCAACTGCATTGAGTTACATTTTAAGAAGTGATAGAAAACATGAATCACCACAAGAATGTATAGAGAAAGCAATAGAACACTTAAAGAATGAGGTTAATATAATAAAAAAAAATAATGGTAGGGGGTATAAAAATCTTAAATAGCAATGACAGCGTAAC